AATTTACAAAAACAATATAGTGTTAAACGTATTTCCTTCGGAGATGAACGTGTTATCGGCGATTAACCTATATTTATAACAAAGGAAAAGTTATGGCAGAAACAATTAAGTTTACAAAAGAAGAAATGGATCGTATCCAAGACTTGAGAAATCAAGGTTCAAAATTAATGTTAGAGTTAGGTCAGGCTGAAGCTGAATTATTTTTAGCACGTCGACGTGTTGATCAAATTAAAGATGCAAAAGAACAATTGACTAATAGATACATTACACTGCAAAATGCAGAACAAGAGTTAGTTAAAGATCTTAACTCTAAATATGGCGCCGGTTCTGTAGATGTAGAGAGCGGCGAATTTATACCTGCACAATAATAGTCAAACCGTTAGTTTGGCTTTGTAATCCTATATTTATATGAAACCATTAATATAGGAGTAACCACATGGCAGCTGAAAAAATTGTATCGCCAGGTGTATTTACTAGAGAAATTGACCAATCACAGTTACCGGCTGCCATTGCGGCTATCGGTGCTGCAGTAGTTGGTCCGACAGTAAAAGGACCTGCCGGTATACCAGTTACCGTATCATCTTATTCAGAATATGTACAACGTTTTGGAAGTACATTTACATCGGGATCTGGAGCTGATGAACAACGGTATAAATACTTGACATCATATGTCGCAGAACAATATCTTAAATATGCAGATACATTAACTGTAATACGTACATTAGATGGCAATTATTTGCCGGCAACAACTGAGGTTGGCGCTTCTAATGCAACAACTACTAGAGCAACTGGTTCATTGACAATTGTTGGATCATTTGGACAGTCGATAGATGATGTTACAAAAATTACCGTATCTGGCAACACATATCAATTTGTTGCACATGAGTCTACACCACCGTCGGATGTAGTAGGAAATACATACTACTTTACAACCGGTTCTAGTACAGCAACATTCTTAGATAATTTAGTAGCTGAAATTAATGCAGCTAATATTGGTGTTATTGCTAATGATGGCACCACGGCATTAGAATTGACATCATCAGCATACGGATCAGAGGGCGATAACATTACAGTACAAACTGGTTCTGATGCATCTAGCTACAGTACAGTATTGACATTGGACGGCGGAGCGAATGCTGATACAGTAGTATTTAAATTGCATACGTTAGCTGATGGTGCAGATCAAAATAGTGCTGGTGCAGAAGGTACTAATGGATTGTTAACAAACGGTACTGAAAACAACTTAAGATATGAGATTAGTAATCGTAACACAAACAAAGGTACCTTTACATTAAGTATTCGTCGTGGTAATGATACCAATCGTCGTAAAGTTGTATTGGAACAATATACTAACTTAACACTTGACCCAAATGAATCTAATTACATTGGACGTGTAATTGGTGACCAAGTATATACGTTAAGAGATGCGGGTGGAACGGATCCATATTTGCAGTTATCTGGTTCATTTGTTAACAAGTCAAATTTAGTACGCGTTGAAGTATTAAAAAATACATATAACTACTTAGATGAAAATGGTAGCATTAGAGACGGAAGTTTGACGTCATTGATTCCATCTAATCAATCCGGTTCATTCTCCGGCGGAAGTGATGGGACAGTAAACCATCCAAAGCAGTTTAATGAAAACATTTCAAATACAAACGTACAAGGTTTGACATTTGGAGCTTCAGGAAATGCAGGATATATTGATGCAGTTCGTTTATTGAAAAACCAAGACGAATATGATATCAATTTGTTAGCACTTCCAGGATTGACAGATAACAATGCTAACCACGCTGTAGTAATTACAGAAGCATTGAACATGTGCGAAGATAGAGGTGATTGTTTCTTGTTGATCGATCCAGCGTCATACGGCACTGCATTGTCATCAGTAACATCCGAAGCTGCTGACAGAGATAGTAACTATGCTGCAATGTATTGGCCATGGGTTAAAATTGCAGATCCAGACTTGAACAAGAATGTTTGGGTTCCTGCTTCTGTAGTGATTCCTGGCGTGTATGCATTTAATGACAGAGTTGCTGCTCCATGGTTTGCGCCAGCTGGTCTGAATAGAGGCGGTATTGATGTTGCAGTTCAGGCAGAACGTAAATTGACTCAATCTAATAGAGATGACTTGTATGATGCTAATGTTAATCCACTTGCTTCATTCCCAAATACCGGAATTGTTGTATATGGCCAAAAGACATTGCAAAAGAAATCATCTGCATTGGATCGTGTAAATGTTCGTCGTTTGATGATTGCTGCTAAGAAGTATATTGCTTCTGCATCTAAGTTCTTGGTATTTGAACAAAATACTGCAGTAACTAGAAATAGATTCTTAAATATTGTGAATCCTTATTTCGAGGATGTCCAGCAACGTCAAGGTTTGTATGCATTTAAAGTTGTAATGGATGATTCAAATAACACACCAGACGTTATTGATAGAAATCAAATGGTAGGACAGATCTTCCTGCAACCTACTAAGACGGCTGAATTCATTGTTATTGACTTCAACATATTACCAACCGGTGCTGCCTTTCCAGACTAATAGCGACGGCATATTTATAATAAAGTAAAAAGGAGTAACTAAGATGGCAGAATTACTTGATCCCACGGAAATCTTTTATACCGCATATGAACCAAAGATGGCAAATCGGTTTATCATGTACATTGAAGGTATTCCGGCATATTTGATTAAGGCTGCCTCTCGTCCTTCAATTGACCAAGGTGAGGTTATTTTAGACCACATCAACGTCGAAAGAAAGTTGAAAGGCAAGTCTAGATGGCAAGATGTAACTGTAACTTTATATGACCCAGTTGTTCCTTCCGGCGCTCAAGCAGTAATGGAATGGATTAGATTACACCACGAATCTGTAACAGGACGTGATGGATATAGCGATTTTTATAAGAAAGAAATCACAATGAATTCTTTAGGACCAGTAGGTGATAAAGTTGAAGAGTGGACTCTTAAAGGAGCGTTTATTTCATCTGCAACGTTTGGTGATATGGATTGGGCAACTGAGGACCCAGTTAATATTGAATTGACACTTAAGTATGATTATGCAATATTGCAATTCTAATTGTTAATTGATAATTGTCATTGAGA